ACACGGAACTTGACCCGAAATGGTCTGCAATCGCCTTCGCATCGTGTCCATCCCGTGAGCCGATTTCCAGCACGGTTGTTGGAACTATTCCTGCGGTTCGGATGGCGTTGCAGTATCGTTGCATGGTCAAAAGATTTTAAGCCCGTCCGCAATCTTCTTGGCGGTGCTGGCGTGGTTGGCTTTGTCAAGGTACTGCCTGAACTCCCAGTCCGCATTTAAGTCATCGGCGGTCAGGTAGTAGGGAAGATGCCTGCACTCGTAAGGTGCGACCATCCTTGCCCCTCCGATGACCACCCGCTGATAGCGTTGGTGATGGTAGAAGGCAAAGGTCGTGTCAACGGGCGCAAGTTGCAGGTCGTGGAAGTACGGTTGGTTCTTGTAGCGTAGTTCGGCTTGCTGGAAGAACAGGGCATCGGTAGGAACATCGTCCGTCCGAATGCCAAGGCCGATTTTGTCCTTGACCGAGAACTTAACCCCGTTAAACGGGTCGCCTTCCTCCTGTTCGTACATATAGGTCTTTTCGGGCAAATCATACCAAAATTCCCGCATACGCAGGAGCGTGTCATCGGGCAGCGCCGAAAGGTCAAGGTCGGGGTCCGTGACGATGTAGTCGGGATATCCCATGTCAAACAACTGCTGCGGGATTTGCGCCTGCCATGCTACGAGGTGGCCGAAGTTGCCCCCCGTGCGGATGACTGCAACCTCATTGGCTTCTATTTTCAACTGCTCGTACCATTCCAGTGTGGGGCCGTAGGTGGAATCGTTGTCCACGATTAGGATGGGTCCAACCCCAGGCATCCGCATCAGTTTCTTGACCATCGCTTTCGGCCAAGTGTAGAGGTTGAAGTTGGTAATGATGACGGGGATTTTGGCCATGGCTAAAATGTGATGACGAACTTATCGGGACCTGGCCATCCCTTGCAGGAGTTATAGACGGTCATGCCTTCACGCTTCCCAATCCAATGCTCTGCCTGCCAGCGGTGTTCCCTTACGGGTTCTCCGAGTTCCCGAATGTGGGATGACTTGGCCCACCAAAAAGTCCCCGCAAAGTAGGGGTAACCGTCGGGGTTGTTGTGGTCTGCGATTTGGGGAAACTCTTCCTTGGTCAGCCAGTAGGCTCCGACGCAGTCCACATTGGCGAGTTCTGCAATGGCCCGTTCCCAAGCGACGATGTTAAAAAACACCATGGACCTGCACCAAAGTTGGTTGATGAGGCTGGGGTCGGAACTGCCCTTGGTGTGGGCGTACAGGTAGGCCGCATCCTCGGTCTGCGATGCCTTGTACATCTCGGTCAGCGTCGCTTGCTCCCAAGCATTGGTGCGGGTGACTACCACCTTAATCTTTGCCGCCACGAGCGAATTGTCCAGTATCTCCTTGACCACCTTCCGCTGGTCGGGAGGGCCGACGATGCCGACACGGATTTCGTCCAGTTGTTCAATCAATCCGTAATTGCAAAGGGCCATCATGTGCTGGTGCATGATGAGTTGCCATTGCCCGCCTCCGCCGCAATAGATGTGGTAGTAGTGTACGAGTTTCATAATATGGAAACAATTGCAAAAATCAAGACCAATAAGAGGAAGAATCTGCCAAAAATCAAAAGCAAATCAATGATGGATTCAAGGTTCATGTGGCAAAGTTACACCACCAAGTACTTCCCCGAGTTACTGACGGCCAATTTGTTGAGGGCCACATATCGCAGGGCATCGCAGGCGTGATTGTACGAATCAATGGGAACCCCCGTGTCCTTGCCATCCTTGTCGGTGGCCCAAGTGTACGAGCGGAGTTCTTTGATCAAGTTCACGGAATCCTTGGTCACATGAAGGTTGAAACGCTTCACGATGTCAATCCCCTGCCTTACCGAATCGGGTCCCTTGCTCGCTGGCTTGATGTTGAATCCGAGGCGGTAGATTTCCTCGATGGACTTCGGTTCTGCTGAATCCGCCACAATCTCCCAAGCCCTTGTAATCCCGAACTCCTTCAACCTTGTTGCTATGTCGGAGTTGGTCAGTCCACGGTGGTAGAGCAGTTCGTGTATGAATAAGTCATCACCCCTGCGGTACACGGCGACCAAGGCGGTTGGGTCCGTGCTGAACCCCCAGTCAAGCCCGTAGGCGACGAATTTCATCGTGGATGGGTCAATCCCCTCAACCACCGTGTAATCCCCGTAGATAGCCCCTTGTAGCGTCCCGACTTGACCGAGGCCGTACACCTTCCACCAGTTGGCCCAATAGGCGGAGGTTTCGGCTTTGTCTCGGTTTCGTTCTATATCGTATCGTATCGTATCAGGAAGGGCCTCGTTGTCTTGGTAGGTCAGGATGAGGAACTCCGCATCCGCTTCGGGCAAGACCTCGGTGTGCGCCCAAAATTCGTGGGTGGGGTTGAAGTCAATGTAGATTTCTTGGCTGGTACGGATGGCCAACTGGTAGTACGAGTCAAAGTCAATATTGTTGGCCTCGTTGATGTAGAGGACCTGCCTCCTTGCCCCTCGGAGCCTTGCTTCCGAATCAGCGGAAAAGAACTCAATCGTGGAACCGTTGGCGAAGTTGTACTGGAGCAGGGTCTTGTTCCACCTATCGGGAACCCATCGGTGGGTCCATTGCATAATCTTGGCGAAGTCCTTAATCGCCCCCCGTCGCAGGTGAGGCACGGATTCGCTGACCACGGAAATCTCCGACTTGGGATGGCGGGCGGCGTGGTCTATCAACACCGCAAGGATGCCGAAGGTTTTGGACGCACTTGTTCCGCCTTGTATCACCTTCTTCCGAGCGGTCATCGCCCGAATCTTGCGGATGGCGGTGGTGTACTTAAAGTCCATCCCCAAAAAGCGGCTGCTCGATGGTGACGGTGTTCTCCTGCTTGTCCACCAAGCCAAGAAGGCGGGAGGCGATGTTGGCCGAGTAAACGCCCGAACTTGCACCCTCCAGCATATCCTTGTCGCAGGTGGCCCGTATGCGTGTAATGATTGGGGAAAATTCTTTGTGCATTTCCGATGTGCCCTTCCTATAGTCCGAAAGGTCAAAGCAGACCCCGTTCTCCGCAAGCCATCCCTCAAAGCCCCGAAAAGTGATAGGCCGCTCCTTGTCCCTGTAAACCATGACCCCATCCTTGCCGACATAGTCCTGCACTCGGTATGGGTTGGCCTTGTTCTCGGCCCTGTACTTTTCAAACGCCTCCCATAGTTCTTCGGGGGTATTCCATATTGGGGGACGGCCTGCCATCAGTATTCTATTTTGTCAATCAATTCGTCAATCTTGTCCACTATCTTCATCTTGACGGCAAAGGCGTTGGGCGAGTTAGATTCCTCCACCGCTCCAATGCAGTCGCAAAGGGTCGTGATGACCATCATGAGCGAATCCATGCGGGCTTGGACCTGCGCTTCGGCGTCAGCCTTCGTTGAGTTCGCCAAGTTCCCGTAGTTTATTTCGTGACCACCCAAGGGCCGCTTTGCCACCCCAAAGGAGGTAGGAGATGTAGCCGCAGTCGCTGGTGGAATCAGCGTTGTCGTAGTAGGTTTCAGCCCGTGAAAGGTAGGAGTGCATCCGCTTAACCGTTTCAAGGGAAATCCCCTCACCGCTTGCAAGTTGCTGCGCTCGGACCTTGCCTGTTTGGGTAGCACACTTGTTCCCATTCCGCTCGTTGAGTTCAATCCCCCGCTTGGCGTTATTGCGCACACCTTCGCCGTAATCGGCATAGGTTTGGAACTGTTCACGGGTTGGGGTTGTTGAGGGCATGGCTGACTTGATGCTGGTTGGCTTCGGCGAACTGGTCCGCTTGTGAGTAAATGTATTGGAGGGCCGATTTTACGCAGTCAGCGCACCACCAATTTGTATTGGGTTGTCCGTGGGCGACGAGGATGGTCTGCAAGTCGTGGACCGCTTCGGGGGACAACCGCATGAACAAGGCGGCTTGGTACTGCTCCCAATAGTGGCGGTGCTTGGTTGCAAGAATGAACTCGTCTTGGGTCATCGGTTGGTCAGTTGCAGGATGACAACGGTCAACCCCGCCGAGGCGAGTCCGTACACAGGAGCGAGAACCCATCCGCAGGTTGGCAGGGTCAGGGCCACCGCCACCCAAAAGGTCAGGCAAGTCACGCAAGAGAACGGCTTGTGCCTTCCCAGCCAAGTCGTGTACCACCATTGGGGGAGGACATGGTACTCGGCGATTGCGAGGGCGGTCAAACTACTTATCAGCAGGGGAAATATCAGCGTGTCCATGGGATTGAATGGCGGCCTTGATTTTGGCCTTGGCTTGGTCAATGGAATAGATTATACTGCGATACGGGATGCCCGTATCACGGGATAGTTTCTTCATGTTACCCGTCCGAAGGTGGAGGCGCAGTAACTCCTTGTCATAGGGGAACGCCCCGTCCTTGGCCCAAGTGTCCATCTCTGCCTCGGCAATGGCCCACAGGTCATCCATCAGGGAATCATATTCCGATTGAGGAATAGGGGAATCGGGGTCCAGTTCTTCCAGCAAGTCGTGGTGGCGGTACTTTTGGGCAAACTGGTTGTTCTTGCCTCGGTACAAGTTGAGCAGAAGGCGCACCACATAGAACTTGAAGTAGCCCTGCGACTGGATTTGCAGAATCTTGGCGGGGTCTTTCTCCAGCAGGATAAGGACGCATTCCTGCTCCAAGTCACGCCAAAGCGGGTCGCCTCCCGTGATGGTCAGGCAGGCTTTGCGGATTTCGCCGCTTCGGTAGAGGTCAAGGATTACGGTGTCGGCTGACTGCATATGCAAAGATTGCAAAAAAAAAGGGCCAGCGGTTAGGCCGACCCTGTCCGAATCTCACGGATTTGCCGATTATCGTAGGCTCACCGACGACCTAAGTCGCACTTAGTCAGAGGTGTAGGGGTGATTACTTGTTTGCAAATTCTGCCTTGTTATGTGCAAAACTTGTGTACGAAGGAATTTAAGTTGAGGTGTAGAGCGGGAATCCTGCACATGGGTGACAAGGTTGTGAATGATAGTGGCATGGTCCCGATTGAGTTCTATGGCGATGTTCTTGTAGGTAAACAGGAACTCCGAGTAGGCGATGTCTGCAATGATGCTCCTTGCGATTACCAACGGCCGAAGCCTGCTTTTGGAGTAAATGTTCTCAATCGGAATCCCAAGGACTTCGCTGGTTGCCTCGGCAATGACCCGAATGATATGCAGGTTGCTTGGTCGCTTCTTGGTTGGAACTCGCAGGTCGTTTGCAAGGCAGTAGGTCCGAATGATATCGGGCAATTCGTTCATAAATGCCTCGCCGTACTTGGCGGCATAGCGTTCTAATTTGGTCTGCATGACTTATACTATTTCGGGGATGGGCATCCAATAAGCAACTTCACAAGTAAACCATGAGTGGTTTTCGGAGTGCCATTTATCCTCTTTGACCCAATACCAGGCCACAATTTGCATTCCTTCGTTATCAGTAATCAGCACGGGTTGCCCATTAAAGGGCATTTGGTCTTGGGGTCTTATCCAGGGCATAGTCAGGCGTTTTTGGCTTGAAGGATTCTTCCGAGGAGGGTCCAGTTCACGGACCAAGGCTTAATGGTTTCGGAACGGTCGGGGCGGTCGCAGTTCACGCACTCCTTGCGGATGTGAATCTGCCAGCGGCGGAAATCGGTGGGGGTTGGTTTCATGGGTTTTGGTTTAGGTTTAACGAAGATATAAACAAGTTAAGAACATTCAGCCAACACCCGCTGAAATTCCTCCACGCTTCGGATGACTACATACCTGTAGCCAACTGCCTCCACGACCCCCTGCCACCATTTCTGCGATAGGGACTGCTTGCCCTTGGGGTCTTTGAACTCCAAGAACACGGCACCAGCGGCGGATAGGTATATCATGTCGCTCACCCCCGCTACCACGCCCATAGCCTTCATCACGCTTCCAGCATACGCAGACGGGGCGTTGTTGTTTACTGTAAACAAGCGACCACGCTGGTCGGGAAAGTTATTCCAGTGCCATTGGAAGCACTCGGCTTGAATCTTGAACTCTTGCATGGGTAAGTTATTTTAGGATTGGGAAACGGTCTTTATTGTGGAAGGCCCAGCCTGGCTTCCATCCCAT